TCACCGCACCGGCCCACGCCACTTGTCGAAGCTGCGCGCACCCGTATAGCCCAGGTAGCCCGCACCGAAGAGCCACCATAGGCTCTCGGGGATGGCGCCCAGCAGCTTGTTCAGGTTCTCCGCCGCCTGGAAAACGTGCGTCGGCCACCAAATGCCGATGATGGCACCCATCACGCACAGCAGGATTACCCCGTAGATCACGTACAGGAAGGTCGGCCGTGCCCGGCTTGTCCATGGGTCGGACGAGTTTGCCTCAGCCAGGATCGCCGACAGGCTTGTCTGCATCTCCTGCAGCGCCATCTGCCCCTCGGCCTGCATCAGCGCGAGCTTGGCTTTTTCGCGCTCGGTAGGATCTGGCACCAGGCGGTCGATGAGTCGACTGCCGGCTTCGAGCAGGCCCGGCGCCAACGTGGTGAAGATCGGGGTCATGCTACGCCCTCCACGAATTCCGCTATCCGGTTCATCCAGCCGGCAGCAAACGCCGATTGCTTCGGGTCGTTGGTGATCAGCCGTCCGAGGTGGCGCAGGCGCTGGCCCAGCACTTTGCCGTAGAGCACACCTGGGTCAGCGTGTGCGAGTGCCGCCCGGGTTTTGGGGCCGATCACACCGTCAGCGGTCACACCGAGCGCTGTCTGCAGCCACTGCACCGCCCGCTTCGGCCCGGAATGTACCGCCGCATCGACCAGCAGGTGCAGCAGCGCCGGATGCGTGATGGTCTCGAATCCTGGAGCAGTGATGTACTGCTGGCGGTAGATGGCACGGGCTTCCGTTTCCGTCAGCGCCTGCACTTCAGCAGCCGTGGCCGGGCGCCCGAGCTTGCGCCAGGCACCCAGCGTCTGCGCGGTGATGCCGAAGTGGGTCGGCCCGCCCCGGTCAGCCGGATGATTCACATAGCCGCCTTCGCGGCGGAGGATCTCGTCGAGGATGGTGTCGATGGTGTTCATGGCCGCTCCTTGTCGATTGGTGGGATCAGACGCGCCTGCACCCAGCGCTCCAGTTGGTATAGCGCCCGGCTGCCCATGTGGCCGGAGATGCCAACCAGTGCCGCCGTGACGAGTGGATCGATCTGCGCGGCCTCGCAAAGCCAGAATGTGATGAGGCCTGCAAACGCCGAGGTGGCGATCTCGCCGATGAGCTCGATGAAGTTGAGTGCCCGCGTTTTCCCGGAGGCCACATTGCGGTAGAAATTGACCAGGCCGCCCCAGGCGGACAGGCCAATCACCCACAGATAGGTGAGCAGGCCGTAGGTGGTGGGATCTTTTTCAGGCACGGAGGCCTCCTTAAGCGTTGGGTTCGGCGGCGGTCACGGGCACAGGTGAGGTGGTGAAGCGCTCGCACTCGACTTGGCACGTGTAGCCCTGGGCGCCCAGGCGGTGCTCGACGCGCTTGATGCGCCAATCGGTCGGGATGCCGGGGCGCAGGTGGATGAATAGTCGGCCTTCTGCCGCCAGCCTGGGATCGCCCGGCAGGCTGAACGAGAGCTCGCCCTGGCCGCGTTCGCCGGTGTTCTTGCGGGTGGCCGCTGCGGCCTTCGCTTCCGCTTCGGTGGCATGGACGTAGCGGATTTCCTCGAAGGGTGGTGATCCAGTGGTCACTTCCCGGCGTTCGCCTTTCTCGAAGTCCCACCAGTACGCCTTGGTGCCGCCGGTGCTGACCTGCGGCGGGGATTGGCCGTTTTCTCCCTGGGCGCTGCCGGTGCCCGCCGGCCGGCGGGCACTGTGCTGGTAGCGCCACTGGGCGAGCTGCTCGGGTTCGAGCCGCAGCGTCGGCAGCACCTGCCCGGTCACGGTCTTGGCCGCCCCTTGACGCGCGAGTACCAGAAAGCCGGCGACAGGCTTGGCCACCGCGTCGTGCTGCATGGCCAGACGGGTCAAGAGCGCCATGTCCGACTCGGCGGTCTGATCCAGATGCGGGATCGCGATGGCAGCGAGCTCAGGGTCGATCTTGGCCTGATAACGATGCTCTGCCGCGATGGCCTCGACCAAGGCCCCGAGCGTCGTCGCATCCCATGAGCGCGTCTTCGGGCTGCGAAATGGCCCGACCATATCGGCGGCCTTGGCGGAGACCGACAGCGTGGCTGGAGGCGCGCTGATCTCGATCTCATCGACGATGAACTTGCCCATCGCCACCCAGGATCGGTCAGCGTAGGAGAGCGAGACTTCGAGCACCGTGCCGATATGGGGCAGCTGGGCGATGGCACCATCCGCCCGCCGTCGGTCATCCAGGGTCAGGCGCAGCGCATCGGAGGTCAGACCGGCTTCATCGGTGACCACCAGCTCCAGCAGCCGGTCGGCCACGGCGCGGGTGATGTCGGTACGGTCGGCGAGGATCAGGAAGGTGGGTTGCATCGTGCGCTCTCCCTATGACCAGATGCGCACCAGCGGTAGCACCGGCTGGTCGTGGAGCGCGGGCAGTACGACGGGTGTATCCGCAGGCAAGCGCAGCATCTGCGCCACCGGCAGTCGCGCCAGGTGCCGATTGGCCTCGATCACCAGCGACAGCACGTCGAGGCGGCCGTAGTGCCGCCAGACCAAAGCATCGAGCATCTCGCCCTCGCGGGCGGTGAGCACTTGAGCGTCGAACGTCTTGCGGCTCATGACACGGCCTCCTGCAAGCCCACCAGGGCGAGGCGGGTGGAATCCAACAAAGCGATGAGATCGTCGGCGATATTGCTGTGCGACGGAATCTTTGCGGCGGTGATCCGCAGGGCATCGATGGCGGTGAGCAGTGCGGCGATCTGCTCGCCCAGGGCGGCAGTGGAGGTCAGCGGTGCATTGGCGACCAAGACCACCTGCTGGATCAGCGAATCACAGGCCGGGAGCGCCACCCCCGCCGACCGCAGCTGGCTGTGCAGCCCGTTGAGGCTGGTACTGAAGGTGGCGAGCACCTCCTTGAGGGCGGCATGCACCGAGGCCGCCTTGGTGATCTCGTCGGCACTGCCAAGCTCGTTGAGCAAACCGGGCAATGACTGCAGCACGTCATTCATGGCGCCAAGGGGGTCGTTCACCACGTCACTGATGGAGCCATTGATGATCGGCATCAGCACCGCAAACGGACTCCAGCCGCCCGAGTAGTCAGTGACGGTCTCATCCTCACCGTAGGCCTTGAGCTTGGCATCGAACCCCACTCGGCGCGGCTGGCCGTCGTCCATCAGCACGCTGCGGGTGTCGCTCACCTCGACGATCACCCACGCGCCCCATACCCGCCCCAGGCCATCGACCAGTTGCAGTGGCTCACCTCGGTCGGCCAATTCGCGCATCTCCTCGACGTGTGCCAGACCCGCGTCGAACCCCGGAAAGAGCACGCCCTGCAGCTGGATTTCTGCTCGCTCGCGGCCCGTGAACTGCAGCGCAGGTTCGCGCCCGATGCGCGCCTGCTCAGGCCAGCGCCAGGACTGGCTCATCGCCAGGCTCTGGTAGGTGGTGTGGCCCATCTCGAAACGAAATGGCCCCAGGGCCAACATCACACGTTCGGCCATGGCCAAGCTCCAGAACAAGGAATAGAAAGATCAGTCGTGCATAGCGGCGCTTGAGCCGCGCATGGCGTCGCGGATCAGGCTGCGCAGCCGACTGTCGAGCAGATCAGCCAGGGCCAGCGGGTCGCTGCCCGGGGGCGCATGGATGGTGATCTGCGGGGCGAAGTGGATCGAGGTGGCGCCTGGAGCCGGTGGCACCACAGGCGTTGATGGCACTGCTGTCGGCGTGCTCACCGGCATAGGCTTCAGCTCAGGCACTGCGGCTCGAGGCTGCTCGTTTGCCGAGACTGGCTGGGCACGTGCCGGAGCCACCACATCACCCGGCCCACCTTTGGCCGATGGCACTTGCGGGACAGGCATCTCATCCCACACCGGCCGCAACGTCGGCACGGGCACATCGATCAGAGCAGGCAGCGCCAAGCCAAGCGACGGACGCTCCGGTGATGGCAGCCGCAGACCCGGTTGATCCACCTGTGCAGCGGGTTCAGGTTCTGGTGCGGCAGTGGCAAACGATGGCGCCAGCCTCGGCATGACCACAGCCGGCATGACAGGCGCCACGAGCGACGGCAGCTGTACAGCCGGCACGTCCTGTTCCGGCGGCATCACTTCAGGGCTGGCCAGACGCAGCGGAACGGCCTGCAGCGACTGCGCCAGTTGCCCGACTTCACTCACCACTGCCGGCCCTGCCGCCGCCACCCCTTGCGCGAGGCCGAGCGACAGTGCGCTACCCAGCGTGGCAAACACCCGCGACGGACTGCGGATGCCGAGCATCGCCTTGAAGCGGTCGCGCAGCCCGGCCGCCACCTCTCCCACCGCATCGACAGCCTGCTGCGCCGCATGGCGCACCCCCTGGGCGAGGCCTTGCAGCAGGCTGCTACCCATGCTCATGAATTGGCCGGGTATATCTGCCATGGCGCTAAGCATCGAGCCGATCACCGACTGCAACGCCTGCAGTGGGTTGGGCGAGCTCAGCACAGCGGTCAGCTGCTGCCAGGCCGCCTTGGCGCCGCCGACCACGCCGTCAAACAGACCGCCAAAGAAGCCGGTGATGGGCTGCCAGGCGGCTTGCAAGGCAGCCGATGGCGAGAAGGTCGTGAGCATCCGGAAACCGTCGATCACCCAACCCACCAGCGTACCCAGCGCGCGGATCGGTGTCGTCAGTACGGTAAATGCCGTGCTCAATACGCTGCCGATCACGCTCCCCAGCGACTGGCCCGAGGCGGACAGACTGTCGAACGCATCCTTGGTGAGGGTGACCGGCGCGAGCAGTTGCCCGATCCAACCGACCACCCGGCGCACGCCATCGGCGATGAAGCCGAAGACGTTGGCGATGACGGTTCCAATGGGCGCGAGTGGTGCCAGTGCCGTGGAGAGAGTGGTGATTGCCGGCTGCAGCGCCGAACCGATGCCTTGAAACACGCCAACGACATAGGCAGCAATGGGGTCCCAGTATTTACGGATCACCAGCGCCAAGCCTGCGACCGCCACCCCAATCCCCGTCACGATCCAGGTGATCGGGTTGGCAAGTAATGCTGCGCTGGTTGCCCCGATGGCTGGCAGCATCGACCAGAAAGCCAGTGCTGCCGACTTGATCGGGGCGATCAACCCGAGGGCGCCCGTCTGAATGCGGCTCCAGGCCAGCGACAGAATGCCGGCACTCGCACCAGTCGTGGCCGCCTGCACTTGCAACAGCGCAAGTCCTGCACGCGCCGATTGGAATGCGGTGTTGGCCGCCAGGATCGGCCCCTTCACAAACGTCCAGGCGTAACCCAGCGCAATCGTCGCCACCTTCAGCGCCAGCACGGCGCCGACGGAGCCCACCACCACCTGGGTGACGATAGGGAAACGCTCGGCCAGATTGGCCAGGCTGTCGATCGGCCCCATCAGCGCGCCCACCAGGCTGTTCAAGGCCGGCAGCAGTGCATTGCCCACCGTGATGCCGAGCCGGCTCATCTGGTTCTTCAAGAGCTGCATGTTGTTGGCGGTGGTGGCCGAACGGGCCTCATATTCGGCCTGCATCGAGCCGGCGTAGGCGGTCTGGTCGGCCACCAGGCCCACCGCCTTCTCGTAGGTCTCCATCGAGCCCACCAGCTTGGCGATGTCGTCGGCGTACTCCATGCCGAACAAGTCCGACAGCGTGCCCATCAGGTCCGGCGCCTTCTTCACCTGCCGCAGGAAGGTGGTGAGCGCGCCTTGGGCATCGCGCTGGATCATCTTCTTCATGACCTCGGCGGACAGCCCGATGTCCTGCAAGCCTTGCTGGAACTTCTCGTTCTGCTTGTCGGCCGTCGCCAACTTCATCAAGAGCGCATTGATGCCGGTGGTGGCCACCTCGGGTGGCGTCTTGAGCGCCAGGAAGGTCGCGCCCAAGGCATTGAGCTGCGCGCCGGACAGACCGAACAGTTTCGCCGTCGATCCCGCCCGGTTGGCGATGTTGAGCAGGTCGGACGCCTTGGCATCCATGTTGTTGGATAGGTAGTTGATGGCGTCGCCCAACTTCACCACTTCGTCTTGCGTCAATCCGAAGATCGATCGCAGGCCGGTCATCGCGGCTCCGGCCTGATCCCCGGAGAGATCAAACGCCACGCCCATCTTGGCGGCGTCCTCGGCAAAGCGCAGCAACTCCTCGCGGGCGATACCGGCTTGCCCTGCGGCGGCGACGATGGCGCCAATGCCATCAGCGGCCATCGGGATGCGCGTCGAGAGCAAGAGCACATCTTTGGACATCTGCCCGAATTGATCCGGTGTGTCGAAATTGACCACCTTCTTCACATCCGCCATCACCGATTCGAACTGGACGGCTGGCTGCACCAGGCCATAGAGCGCTCCGCCAAGGGCGACCGCATCCATCATCTGGGCGCGGTAGGCACTGCGGTTCTCGAGATTGCGTGCCTGCGCCTGCTGGGCGCGGCTCAAGGCTTCGGTGCGGGTGCGCAGGGTCTCGAGTTGGCTCCCCAGGCGCGCGGACTCGCTGCCCAGGGCACGGGTGTTGACGCCTGCGCGCTGCAGCGAGGTTGAGAGTTCATCAACGGCTGCGCGCTGACGACGATAGGCCTCCTCGGCACGCGCCGCAGCCGCGCGGGCACGCTCGAGTTCGCGAGTCTGTCGGGCGCTGACGGCGCGCTTTTGACCTGCGATATTGGCCTCCAGCGCGGCAACCCTCTGGCGTGCGGCGCGCATGGCGAGCGCTGCCTCCTTGGTCTGGTCGCGCAGGGTCTCCAGCTGCTTGATGCCATATTGCTGGTTGCCGAGCTTGGCCATGGTGGAGCCCAGCTGGTTCAGCTGGGCCTGGGCACCACGCACCGCAGACCCCAGCGAGGCCGCGAGCGTCGCACCGATGCTGATCTGAACAGGATGCGCGGTGGCCATGGCGTACCTCGGGAATCAATAAACCATCAGGACGAGACAACGGCGGACGACAGCCGCCGTGCCATCGACAAGGCCTCGACCAACTCACTCACCTCCAGGGCGAGCAGTTCAGATCGAGGCCAGTGGGTGTAGAGGGCGAGCTCCACGACCAGCGCCGCGAGCTCGCCAGGATTCACTGCAAAAAACCGCCCAGCACCTTCTGCAGTCGCGCGTAGTCCTGCATGTCCAGCTGGTGGATCGCCGCCGGCGGCAACTCGGCCAGATTGGCGATCAGGCGGATCTCGCGCTCGGCATCGCTGCCGGCTGACTTCTGCGCGGCCAGGTGGTCCCCCACCTTGGGACGGCGCAGGGCGATCTCCTTGATCGGCAGGCCGTCATGCTCGATGGGGAAGTTGAGGGTGATGCGTTCAGCAGTACTCATTCGATGTTCTCCTTATCGTTCATCACACGCCAATCGCGGCCCGAATCTCGGCCATCTGATCGATCCCGCCAACCTTTCTGACCAGGTTCACCGCATCGATCTCGACGAGCTCCTCATCGGCGATGGTGAGCTTGTAGTAGTGCGCCGCGACCTGTAGCGTCAGCGTGCTCTTGTCACCGGGCTTCCAGGCGCTGGCCTCGATCTCCTTGCAGCCCCCCGCGAGGTTGACGATCACTGGCCGGGCCTGCTCGCCCTGGGCCTGGATCGCCCCGCGCAGGGTGATCTGCGTGCGGGTGGAGTCCAGCAGCCCAAAGAGCTTGAAGAGCTCCGGATCGAAATCCGAGATCGTCAGTTCGGCCTCGAGCTTGTCCATGCCGAGCTCGATCTCGACCGGGATGTCCATGCCGCCGGCGCGGTGCTCCTCGGTCGTCAGGGTCAGGGTGGGCAGCTGGATCTCGTCGACGCGCCCGGCGTAGCCGCGACCATCGACAAAGAGGTTCATGTTTTTGAGCACGCGGGGCAGTTCGATGGCCATTACACAATCTCCTCAAGGTAGTCACCGACCAGATGTGAGCGAAACACGATGTGCTCGGCCGGATAGGGCGCTGTGAAATCAAAGTCGAAGTACACCCGCCCGTTCGCGATCGACTCTGGGGTGTTGAGCTCGGGGTCCGCCCAGCAGCGCCCACCGAGGATCGCCGCCTGGGCTTTGAGCTGGCGCAGGTAGGCGTTCACCATCTCGGTCACCTCCTCGACGTAGGTGCGGGTGATGTTGCGATCCACCGCCCACAGGTGCGCCTTGATCAGCGACTCGTTGATCATGTCGGCGGTGCGCCGCACCGATAAAAAGGCCCAGCGGCTGTCGGTGGCGCAGGTGCGGTTGCCCCACAGGCGGATACCGTCATGGGCCACAAAGGTCGCCACCGAGAACTCGTTGAGGTAATTGGCCTGGGTGTCGGGATCGTTGATCGCCCAGGACACAGGGCGGGCGGGGCGCAGCACGCCGGTGACCACCTGATTGGAGGGGCTGAACCAGAAGCCACGCTCGGCATCGGATTTGGCGATCAGACCGGCGACGCGAGCCGAAGGTGGCTCAATGATCTCCGCGCCATCGCGGTCGCGCACCACCAGCCAGGGATCGACGATATAGGCGCGATCACTGCCGAACTGGGCACGGTAGTCGATAGCGTCCTCGTCGTTGGTGTTTGGGCCATCGATTACCGCGATCCCCCGCGCTTTCCGGGCCGTCGCGATCAGCGCATCGGCCACCGCCTTGTGCTGGCTGAAGCCCGGGGCAATCAGGATGCGCGCTTTCATCTCGCTGCGCGTTTCCTGCAATGCGGCGATGCCGGCCAGTTGCCCCGTGGCCGGGTCAATGCCTCCGATTACGGCATTCATCGTCTCATCCAGCGTGGCCCATTCGGGGACGCGCACCACATAGACAAAGGGCGAGGCCTGATCCTGGATGGCGCGCAGTGCCTGAGGCAAGGTACCGGCCTCCCCCAGATGGGCGGCCAGGCGGCGGTTATTGACCAGCACCGGGACGTTGAACGGAAACGGCTCGTCCATGCCGCCATCGAGCCCGCGTGAACCGAGGGTGGCGGCCACCACCCCCGAGCCCTCGCCTGCGACCGTGACGCTGACGCGCTCGGCAATCGCTGGCTCGGCCATCAGGGCCTGGGCGACCTCAGCGGCGGTACTGATGCGCGCACCGTCGAGGTCGGTGGCCAGCGTCACGTTGATCAGGGTGGTGCCCGGGGTGCGCGTGTCGAGCGCCACCGCCAGCGGCGCGTCAGGTTGGGTTGCGGCGCGCATCTGCACGCGCAGGGTGTTGCCCAGCGCGCCAGGGGCGTTGGCCGTGAACGTCAGTGCCGCCTCGCCCTGGCCCAGGGTCAGGCTGGCGGTGCGGGCACTGGCGGCCTGGGGGGCCGTGCCGACGAGGCCAATCACCGAGGCTTTGACGGTGCGCACGGTGCGCCCGCCCTCCTCGATCTCGGCAAGCTCAATACCATGCAGGAAGCGGTCTGCCATAGCGGTTCTCCAGAGGTAAAAAATCCGCCAATTGGCGGAATAATCGGGGGGATGGGGGGATCGGCCAGTCGGCGGGTCAGATCAGCGGCTTGCCGCGATCCGGCTCGATGGCCTTCTCGCAGTGGTTCGGGTCGAGCCGATCCAGCAACCGACACAGCACACAGGCCCAGCGCTTGCCTTCGCGCGCGGCTTTGCCGGCGCGGGAGCTGATCGTCTCGTCCTCGTCACCGCCGAAGGCCGCGTTAGCCAGCTGGTCGTAGGCCACCGCCAGGGTCCAGGCACGGCGTGAGCCGGTGATGCTGGCCGCGAGCATCCACGCGGACGCAACCCCTGCGGCCACCTGGCACAGCGCCCAGAGCGCCAGCAGCGACAAACGGTTCAGGATCGCGTCGCTCATGGCGTGGCCTCCGTCTCATCTGTCGCCTCCGTCTCGTCTGTCGCCTCCGTCTCGTCTGCCGCCTCCGCAACCTCTGCCGCCGCTGCGGCTGTGCCAGGCCAGCCATCGGTGATCGCGTAGCGCGCGAATGCATCCAGATCATTCCCCTGCGCCAATGCGCGAAGCGCATCCTTGTGCGCCCACGCGGTGGCGTAATGCGCCGACACCCACTGCATCACGGCCAGGCCAAACTGCACGGCATCAGACCCGGTGAGCGTATGGGTCACATCCTCGGCATCGCGGAAGGCCACGGTGTCGGGGCTGCCAGCTGCCATCAGTGCGGTGCCGGCCGTGGCCACGGCGTTCACGTTGACCGTGTCGCGCTCATGGCGCAGTTGCACGGTGCCGGTCGCGCCATCCGGGAAACGGTGCCGCTTGCCTCGGGCAATGCGGACATCACGTTCGGCATCGATCTGCCGCGCCATCTGCTCGAAACGCTGGACTAACAGCTGTTGCAGCGCTTCAGCAGACAGCGGCACGGCGCGCCACTGCCGATGCACGAGGCCGGCATCCGCATCCACGACGAAGGTGGGGTCCCCGTATTCCTGGCCGAATGCCAGATCGGGTCGCACCTCCACGAGTGGCCAGTAGCCCACACCGTGGTAGCCCAGCGCCGGATCGGTCCAGGACAGATCCCTCAACGATTCAGCGGCCAGCCCCTGCAGGTCTGCCGGCAGCCCTTCTGGGCCGCATTCATGGGTCTTCAGATCGACACGGATCATGCTTGCTCCTTGTATAGCTGCAACCGGTAGTTCGAGGAAGCCAGCTGCGACAGACCGAGCCAGTAGCCGCTGCTCAACTCGAACAGCTCGAGCGGCTCGGCGTAGTTGGAATAGGACGCGGAGTCATCGACCTGATTGACGGCCACCTGGGGACAGAACCGCAGCAGCAGATCGTCGTTGGCATCACTCAGGGTCTTGAAGCGGTAGCCGCCCTTGTAGATGTGGGCCTGATTGGTGGCCGTCTGGTCATGGCGCAGGGAGACTGCAAAATATCCACCTGTTGACGCATTGCCACCGCACAGACTGGTCGCGGTCGCATAGTTCGGTGCTCGAATGAAGGCATCCTCACTGCTGCTGTAGGTGGTGTAGTACAGCAAGTCGTTCATCAGGCCCGTGGACTCCGCACTGCCGCTGCGGTTGAACGCAAAAGGCGGCAGCTGATTGTTCGCCGAGGCAATGGGCTTGCCCTTCTCGTCGAGCTTGTAGATGCGCGCGAACGACGTATACATCGTCATGGGCTTACCGTTGGTGTTGACGATGAAGAACAGCATGGTCTTGCTGTCGGCGGCCATGATCAGCTTGTTGTAGTAACTGGACGAATCGTTCCAGCTCACTTCCCCGAAGACGATGGAGAGGTCGCTGACGAAGTCGGCCGAGCAGCAGACATAACGGCCGATCATGTTGTAGGCCGTCGAGGGGCCTCGGTTGAGCACGCAGAGGTGGTAGTAAGCATTGACCCGCCGCACCTGCAAATAGGTACCCGCCGAGCTGGCCTGCTGCGTGTAGGTGAAAAGTTTATGGACCCGGACCAGCTGCCCGCTGGCGTTGAAGACGAAGGCCGCCACCCAGGCCGCACCGGCAATATCGACGGTGCCGAACAGGACAATTTCTGCGCCGTCGACAAACCAGTTTGGCTCGTTTGGCCCCATGTTGTAGCTGTACCCGAAGTCGCCGCCGGTGGGCGAGCTGGTGAAGGCTTCGCCCGAGACGCAGACCCCGCTCGTCGGCACCGACAGGAAGTAATCCGTCTGGGTCACAGCATAGGTATTGGGGTCGACCGCCACCCGACAAAACCGGTTGGCGGTGGAGCGATGGGCGCACAGAAAGGTCCCATCTGGCAGGCGCAGGGTGTTGGCTCCGAACATCGACGAGGCGTGGGCCGGGGTGACGGCACTGCCACGCATCTGGAAGGCGTCATTACCGTAGGTGAAGGCTTGCAACTGGTAGGTCGAGCTCTTCTGGTAATAGGCCAGCCCAAGACCTTCGGTGTTGGCTGCACGACCCGCTGCCCAGAAGGTCGCCCCCGATCCGGTACCGAACGTGGCATTGAGGGGCTCGACAATCTTCTCGGCCAGGCCCGCCGAGTAGTATTGGTTGAGTTCGGTCACGGTGATATGGCGCCGCACCGGCAGGCCGGGCAATTTGCCCAGCGCGGGGGCACCTTGAAGGTTATAGGCGGACATGGGCACCCCCGGTGTTAGAAGTCGGTGTAGATGGCATGCACATTCACGCCATTGGCCTGCGCAACGGCCAGGCCGACATAGAGCTCGTCGCCCGCCTCCAGGCGCAGCGGCGTCGTTTCAGAAGCCACCTCGAAGCTGTAATCCGTGACTTTTGCGGTCGCGCTCACGGTTTGGGCAGGCATCAGCAAAGCGGCCACGAGCTTGCGTTTCTCGGGCGCGTCGCTAGCTTTACGGATGAAGAGGGCGACCTGTGAGGCGGTGACCGTGGCACGTGGGATCACCCGAATCGAGGTGACCAGCGCGCCGTCCAGGCCGGCGCTCATCAGCTTGACGGTGTTGTTCGGGGCATCGTCCAGCAGCGAGCCCGCGCCGGTCAGCGCGTAGGCAGCGGTCACGGTCGCACTGGCGGTCTTGGGGGTTTGCGCAAAAACAGCGGTATGGGTCAGAGCCATGATGAAGTCCTCAAATGGCTAGGGTGTAGGCATGAACGGCGGCGAGCGTGAGCGGCGAGGCGTTGATCACGCCCAGCGCGTCTTGCTTGGCCGCCTCGAGCTCGAGCAGGTTCTGCGTGGCAGCGGTCTCGACACCTTGGGTGGCGGTGGCGATCTGGGCGTCCAACCCCTCGGCCAGGGTTTGGGCATAGGCCTTCAGATCGAACACCGTGGCCTGGCCAGCGACGGCCTCGATCGCCTTGGCCAGCATCACTACATCCTCTGGGGTCGCGGTGGACGCCAGGGTGTCGATGCGCGCCTGGATCGCCGCGATCTGGGTTTGTAATGCAGGGGTCACAGCCATAAGGCCTCCTGGTTCAGTACAGGTTTAAGTTCAGAAGCTGGTTAATCCGCAGGCGGCGCAGCTGCCCGGTGAGATCGGCGCTGACCTCATCGAGCGCATCAGCCACCACCGTGGTGGTGGCGTCCATCGCGGCCTGCACCTCGCTACGTTGCTCACCGAAACCGGCATCGACCTTGGTGAGCGCCTCGCGCAGGCGCAGCACATCGTCGACCAGCAGGTGATCGGGGTGCGGCAGCGGCAAGCGCAGCAGGGGGGTACGTTCGTCTGGCATCGCTCACCTCCATCAGGTCACGATCACACGCAGGCGGCGCACGAAGGGGCGGTGGGCCGGCGTGCCCGAGAGCGCAAGGCGCACACGGGTGGTGCGGTTTGCGCCCACCCCGACCAGGCTTTCGGCACGGTAGGTGCGCTCCACCCAGCCGTTGCCGACCTCCACCCCGGAAGACAAGGAGAGCGCCTGGAAACTGCCGGGCGTGCCGGATTCGGCCTGCACTTCCACGCTGGACGTTCCCGGCGTGAGTGCATCGAAAGTCACTGCCACATTGAAGGTGGCGGCAGCCGGAATGGCGCGCGACAGGTAGTCACCGGCGGCCTCCAGCGTGCCGAACACCAACTGCGTGCCCGGGTAGAGGATCGGGCTGGCGGTATCGGTACCGGTCAGTCGGGCTGACACGGCCAGATTGCCCGAGAGCGTTTCGGCCAGCGCCAAGCCCTGGTCCTCCGACAGGGTGTAGGTTCGCCCCTGCGCGTCGGTCGCCAGGAACTGCACGTCAGTGCCCGCAGCCGGGCGCTCGACACCGGCAAGCGCCATCACGTCCGACAGGTCGCTCACCGGGTACTGACCCAGCGAGACCGTCTTGGACTGCTGCGTAAAGCTGCAACCCAAGAGACGGAAGGTCAGGTCCTGGGTCTGGTGCGGCGTCCAGGTGCTGCCGTTGGAGGACGAGAGCAGCACGCCGATCTGGTAGGGCTGCGCGGTGACCCAGCCGGTGCGCGGGTCGTACTTGCCCAGCTCCGCGACGGCCACCGCGTGGTGGGCGTCATCGCTAAGCACCACGATGGCGTACTCGCGGTTGGCCTCGAGTGCCACCGGATCGAGGCTGATGCGCGTGGCGTTGCCATCGGTCTTGATGTCGGAGGCATTGAGCCGGCCTTCGCTCAGCACCTCGGTGGTGGGCATGCCGACCTGGGTTTCGCGGATCTGCACGATCACCGGCGCCTCACCCCCCTTGGCGGTGAACCACAGCTCCAGGCCACCGATGGTGCGACGCTCGGGCAGCGTGAAGGTCTGGGCCAGCGGGTCGTAGCGGCGCACCACCGTGGTCAGGATGCGGCGACGGGTTTCGGTGACGATCTGGCCGCGCCCGACGTAGGTGGCTGAACCGTAGCTGCCACCAGCGCCGAGAAACTCCACCAACTTCGCCCCAGCGGGAATTGCCTGCGGGATCTGAAAGGTCCCAGTGAGCACACCCGTGCTGTTGGCCGCCGTACCCTCCGGTTGCGCCAAGGGCAGCCCATCGAAGTGCAATTGACTGAGCGCCTCGCTCGGCCCAAAGCCATGCACCTCATACGCGACGTTGAGCGGGCGCAGAAACTGCGCTTCCTCGCTCGAGGAGGCCAGCACCTGCTCGGCTACCCGGGTTTCCACGACGCGCTGCAGGATGCCGCTACCCGTAATCAGCCGCTCAGTGACGTCCGACGCCCAGGTGGTGTTGGTCACCGTAAACTGGTCGACCGCCGGATTGAGTGTCACTCGGGCCGGTACCGGCTCGAAGGCCTGGTAGGGGTTGATCTGCATCGAGCCGGTGCGGGCCAGCTGCTCGATCACCGGGGCGAGCGTGTAGTCCAGCGTGATGAGCGTGTTGCCATTCTCCTTGGCGTGCTGGGCGGATGCCGTGATCGGCAAGGTCAGGACGCCTGCCACAATGGCCCCGGTTTGCGGCTCGCCCTGGTCGCGCAGGTCATCGTCGAGGAAGTTGTCGACGAACAGCCCCTTCTTGGCGGCGGGCTCGCGGATATTGGCATCCACCCGCAGGCGCTCCAGCGCCACCAGATCGAAGAGATCGCTGATCTGGCGCTGCATCGCGGTGAGCTCGGAGGCCGTGATGGTGCGGATGGCGATGTTGCGCACCTCGGGCAGAGTGTCCTGCTTCCAGTCGTAGGCGATCTCGGCCAGTGCCAGGCGCGAGGCCGGCACCGTGGGGGCGATGGGGTTGCGCACCTGACTGATGCCCTTGATGCGCTCGACCTGACCATCGGCGGTGAGCGCCAGCACATCGACGCGCGGCAGCTTCCACAGGTAGTCGATGTAGATCGTCGAGCCCTGCACCACGTCCGCCACAGTGAAGCTGGTGTCGGTCAACGCGGTTGGCGTGATGCTGGCGATGTACTGGTAGGTGACCTGATAGCTCGACCCCGGCGCGGGCTCAGCGCCGCCCGGGCTCCAGTCGATCTCGTCGCCCACCACCTTGTAGTCGGTGCCGGGTTCATAAACGGTCGTGCCTTGGGAAACCTCCAGCACGGCGACGACTGTCGGCTCGGTGAGCAGATCGCGGCTGCCGGTGAAGGCGCCATGCGCCACCGTCTCGGTTTTCTGCTGGGTGACCTTGATGTCGAGCACCTGCGCCAGCGGCGGGCGGTTGATCGTGACGATCATGGAGCCGTCGCCAGAATCATTGAAGACCTGCGGTTCGCTGGAGACACGCTGTAGATCGGGATCGATAGGCAACCTCAGCCGCTGCGACTGGCTGCGCTCGACCTTGAAGCCGTTGATGTTGGCGCGCCCCTCGGCCACCGAGAAAATGTGCTCTTGGGCGTCAAGATCGGTGTCCAGAAAACGCACGCCCAGCCCCTCGGTCACGTAGTGGCCGTTGGCGTCGTAGTCGTAGCGCGCGAGGCTCGAAATGACCCCATCGAGCATCGGCGGCTGGCTGCGGTTCTCCAGGATGCCGTTGTCCAGGGCGTAGACGGCGTGGAAGTCACCGGGCTGGCCGTCACTGGTGCCAGCACCTTCCCATCCCCAGGCGAGGGTCTCTTGCAGACGCCCGGCACCCGGTTCCTGGTAGTTGCGCACACCGACGGCGGGTTCGCGCAGGTTGGGATCTTCGAGTTCGGTGACCGTGCTGGTGGTGAAGCGCACACCCACGGCGATGCGGCCGGTGGTGGGGACGGTGAAGCTCGCAGCCGGCACCTCGCGCACCGCACCGCGCAGATAGATGCGACCCGCCTCCAGCGTCACCAGCCCCGTATCCGCATCGCTCTGCAGGTTGGCGCCTGCGACGATATCGCCGTCCTTGAGCAAGGCATCGGCCACACCCTGCAGGCGGTGGATCAGCGTGCTCTGGATCTCGTTGAGTTCTCGGGACTGCAGGCCGTCGCCAGCACGGAACAAGAGCTGGGTGTAGTGCTTGGCCGGGTCGAATAGGTTGTAGTAGCGCTCAATCATGGGTGGCCTCGCTTAAAACGTGACGACGAATTCAAAGGTCTCGCGCGTCGAGGGCTGGCGCACGATGGGCACCGAGTGCTGCAGCACGAGCAAAATGCCCGGATCGGTGATCTGGGCGGGGATGAAGAACTTCTGGCCGAGCGGTAATTCGGGATCGGTCTGGGTGCCGACAAAGAGGCCCTGCTCGCGCACGATGGAGGTCGCGGCATCCTCGAAGTCAAAGCGCACGCGGATGAAGAGGTGGTTGGTGGGCTCAACCGAGAGCCGGTAACGTCCGGTCGGCACCACGATCTCGCCCTGCGCGTCGGCGGCGACAAAATGCACCTCGTCCACCACCCGGCGGCCGACTTCACGCAAGAGTGCCGTCTGGCCAATCGGCTCAGGCGGGTGCGAGATCTTGAAGTGGACCGTGACGTCGCCGCCTTCTTGAATCGTGCTCCCCGGCAGGCGTCGAATCACGCCCTCACGGGCATTGGCGCTGTAGTCCACATCGAGCAGGTACTCGGTCAGTTCATCCAGCGAGGTGACGCGGATGTCGGCCAAGTGCGTAACACCCAGTGCGATCACGCCTTCGACGTTGAAGGCGGCATTGATCGTCTTGGTGGTGTCCCACACGGGATCGCCCTCGCCGAGCGCGAGATGCAGTGTTTGTTGTTTGATCGCACCGGCAAGCGCGGCGCGACCGCTGGACGTCAGGATGGCCATCGGCTGCTCCAGGAAGTGAATGGGGAGAGAAATCAGGGTTGCGTGCTGTGGCTAGTGCCAATCAGCTCGCGGGTGTCGGTCCAGGTGGAGGCTGGCCAGCGCACGCCGGTCCAGGTCTGGCCGCGCCAGGTGGCGCGGGTGCTGACGGTCGAGACCCGAGCCGGCTCAAGCGCCGCCGAGGCGTAGGGCTCAGTGGCATGCGTCAGCAGGCGCAGCACCGTTGCCGCCGCCTCGGCGAATGCATAGGGCGGCGGCGTCGTCAGCGCCGAGGTGACCATCTGCATCTCGGTGATGGGACGCCACGCAATCTCGGCGCCATCGCCCAAGGTGAGATCACCCAGTCGGGCAACAGGCCGGATGCGGTAGAGGGCGCGACGTGGGGTGCGGCTGTTCACATCGCCCAGCGCCACCTCGGAGAGCACCACCTGCGCCCGTTGGTACAGGCGTGGCCGCCAGCCAGCGGCATCGGGTAGCGGCGCATTGCTGGGACTGTGCAGCCGCACCAGAAAGCCCCGATCGAGACTGGGCACCGACTCGCCCAAGGCCCACATCCCCAACGCCTGATCGGCGCGGGCCTGGACCCGGTGAACCGCGAGATGGTCGCGGTGGGCCAGCAGACTCAAGGTCGGCACGACCAGGTCGCCTGGATGCTGGATGTAAAAGCGCTCCAGCACCTCCACCCGTGTCAGCCGGTGTGGCGTGGCCGACAAGGGATCACCGTTGCCCAGCGTGATCGGCGCGCCCGTCTCCTGCCAGGCAAAGCGCGGCAGGTTGGCGTTGATATCGCCCAGGGAGGTGCTCTCGGAGAGCACCACCATCGCCCGGGCAAAGCGACGTTCGGGCAACAACGACTGCGCATCCGGCACACCCAGCAGATTGGCCAGCGTGAACAGATGCGAGTGCAGGATCTCCTCGTTAGGCGTGTGCCCAGGATCGCCCAGCGCCGAGAAGTCGAGCAGATAACGGTCGATCTGGCGCGCCACCGCAAAGCGCACCGCTTCACGGACGGTAACCACACCGGCATCCAGAGGTGGAGTTGCCAATTGGCAACTCCTACCAAACGACAGCTTGGTCTGCCCGTCCCGCCAAAACACCCCACTGTGATCGGACAGCAGCGCCTCGCCCAGCCGACTCTCATCGAGCACCAGACGGCGCAGGTCCCAGCCGTGGTAGATGCGTGACAGGCGGGATCGAGCCGGTGCCGACAGCCTGGAGAGTGCGATCAGGTTGGCGATCAGCGCATCGTCAGCCAGCACATACCCAGGGTCGAGCTGGAACTCAGCAAAATGCACACCGGGCGTCTCCTGCTCGACCGTGGCGGTGGCGCCGATCCAGGACAGGGCCGTCGTGAGTGCGGCCGGGGTGCCCCGCAGGCGTTGCCAGCGGATGCCCTCGGCGATGGCCCGGCGAGGATCGGGCAGGTAGGGCAGGAGCTCGCCCAGGCCGTACTCCCAGACCAGCCAGGGTAGCAGGCTGTCGCTGGGGTCGGTCTTGAAGCTCTTGAGCCGCTCGGTCTCATCGCCCAGTCGGTCCAGCAGATCGGTCGAGAGCGACAGCGAGCGCTCCAGCGCCGTGGCATTGGGCGGCAGCAGGTGATCCGATGTCATGCGCCCTCCTGGGTAGAGAAGCTCAGTGGCGCGCTTACCGGTCCCTGCCCGCGAAGGTCAGCTGGACATCGGTCAGGCGCACCGCCTGGGTGCTGTGGATGCGGATATCGGTGGCTGGCTCGCTCAGCGCGACCTTGTGGATACCGGGTTGCTGCAGCTGCCCGATCAGCCAGGACTGGGTCAGGTCCCAGCCGAGCACGGCCTCCTTGGCCAGGGCTTGTGTCAGTCGCTGCGCCAGTGCCTCGAACACCGCCATGGGCGTGTCGGTGTAGAGCCAGATTTGCGCCGATACCGTCACCGGCACCAGGCTGACCGGCACCACTTCCACGGTGTCGGTCAGCACCCGCACGTCGTCGCGCAGCACCGTGGCGCGCACCGTGTCCAGCAGCGCTTCAGGTACGGTGTCGCTGTGGCCGGTGGGCAGCACACTGATGCGCACCCGCCCCGGGCCGGGGCTGTCGACGGCGACATCGGCGACTTCCGGCGAGGCGGACAAGGCCCAGTAGCGGTAATGCGCGGCACCGCCGGCGTTGGCAAAGCCCATGATGCGGGCGCGAATGCGCCGACGCAGCGGCTCGTCCTGTTCCTGGGGTAGCCGGGCTACGCCATAGAAGGCCCCCAGGTGCTCCAGGTCGTTGCCGACCGCAAAGGCCAGCAGATTGGCCCGAGCCGCTTCGTTGATGCGTGCGCGCAGCAGCAACTCGCGGTAGGCCGCCATCTCGATCAGCTTGATCGCGGGGTCAGAGGCCAGCAGCGCGCTGTACTGCGGGTAGCGCAACCGGAAGTCGCGCAGCAGCGCATCGAAGATGTGCTCAAAGCGCAGGGTCTCCAGCACCTGCGGGGTGGGCAGGCCGGAAAGCTCTGGCGCCATGGATGGGGTGAAACTCATGGGCGTTCTCCAGTGCCGATGTTCAGTCCCGACAGTGTGACCGTCTGGCCTTCAAAGCCCTGCAGCCGCACTTCACCCTCCAGGGTCAGTTCCACCCAGCCGGCCCGCGCGTCGGTCAGGCGCACGCGGGTCAACTTGAAGCGGGGCTCCCAGCGGCGCAGCGCCTCGGCGGTGGCCGCGTAGAGCTCGACCGCCAGACGTGGGGTGATGGGCTGATCGATCAGCTCCGGGATGCGCGAGCCGTAGTCGCGGCGCATCACGCGGGTGTTCAAGGGCGTGGAGAGGATGTCGGCAATGCTCTGGCGCAGGTGGTCGAGCCCGGACAGGGACTGGCCGGTGTGGGCGTTCATTCCGAGCAT